CAAGCTCATTAACTATGTACCAGAAAGCAGTCATGGCGCGGAAACTAAGTTAAACATTAGAGTGACTCCTTCAGTAAGTGAAGACCAAGAAATTTCTACTCTAACACTCGACAAATATACCAAGGTCTTTGGTGGATCTCTTGATGGTGTTAATTATCCATTTGTTGTCTTGGATTCTCACACTGTAAATAAAGACGGAAGTTCATTTCTATTCAGTAATGTTACCATCAAGCAAGGTGAAGTTGTTACTCGCCAGTTCCTGATGGATCCAACAAATACCAAGAGAAGATTTGAAATTCCTTCAGATAGAATCGATCTCAATACGGTAATTGTCACTGTTCAAGAATCAGCCTCAAATACATTCACATCTGTTTATAATCTCGCAGAAGATTTGACTGAAATCACAAGAGATTCAAAAGTATACTTTGTTGAAGAAAACGAAGATGGAAATTATAGAATCTACTTTGGCGATGATGTAATTGGTAAAAAGCCAACAGATGGCAATATCATCAATGTTACCTATATTGACAATTCTGGTTCAATAGCCAATAAGATTAATGTCTTTACAGTTAGTACATCAGTCGGTTCATTTAACGATAATGTTCGCGTATCTTCTACTAGTGCAGCATATTCTGGATCGGAAAAAGAAACAATTGATCAGGTCAAGCATCGCGCACCATATTTCTACTCAGCACAGAACCGTGCTATTACCAAATATGACTATGAAACACTAATTACCAAAGACTATACAAACATCGATTCGGTAGCTGTATGGGGCGGCGAAGATAATATTCCTGTCATCTATGGTAAAGTCTTCCTATCATTGAAGACTAAAGAAAACTTCTTTCTAACCAATTTGGAAAAAGAAAGTATTAAGAATACTTTGATTGAAAACAGAAATGTTTTAACTGTTATACCTGAAATTGTTGATCCTTCCTATACATTTATTCTTGTCCGTGGATCCGTATACTATGATTCAACTTTAACTCAGTATACCGCGGCCCAGATTAGAAGCTTTGTAGTTGCTGCAATTGAAGATTATAAGACAGATTTTCTTGGTAAGTTTAAGTCTGGATTTCAAAAGGCGGAAATTCAGCAGTACATCCAAAACTCAGAGAACTCTATTACTGGTTCCGATATCAAAGTTATACTCCAAAAGAGAATTCCAATCACTCTAAGTCAATCAAAAAGCTATACAGTTGATTTTGGAGTGCCTATAAAGAAAGGCGATTTCAATAGCTCAATATCATCTTATCCCTCAGTAACTATTGTTGATACTAACTTCATTGAAAGAAAGGTATTCTTCGAAGAGGTGCCGTCTATAAATTCTGGTATAGAGAAGATTGATATTTTGAATGGCGGAGTAAACTATACCACAGTTCCAACAGTTACTATTGTTGGTGATGGTACAGGAGCAACCGGTATTGCTAAACTGTATGGCGGTAGAATTGCGTCAATTGAAATAACAAATAGAGGTTCTAACTATACAAGAGCGACTGTATCTATATCAGGAGAAACAGGATCTGGTGTTCAGGTAAATCCTGTTCTACAATCCCGCGTTGGTATTCTCAGAACATATTATCTAAATGCAAGTGGAGAAAAAGTATTCGTTAATAATAATGCTGGAACAATAGACTATGATAATGGTATAATTGTTCTTACATCGCTGTTGCCAGTATCAGTAGACTCAAATAGTTATTACGAACCTAATGTATTGACAATAAATACATATGTAGATAAAGAAATTATTACCTCTATCCGAAATAAGATTATAGACATTGATGTTGATAATCCTCTCTCATATCAAATAGAAATTGTTTCAGAATAAAAGATGATTAGCAACAACAAAATATCAAATTTAGTCGCGTCTCAAGTTCCGTTTTTTGTTAGAAACGACCATGAAAACTTCGTTGCTTTTGTGGAAGCTTACTATGAATTCCTAGAACAGCAAACTGGTGTTGTGAATGTTTCCAAGAGCTTGTTAGATCAAGCAGATGTTGACTTGACCGATATCTTTGTTGAGAAGTTCTATGATAACTTTCTTCCATTTATTCCAAAAGATACCGTTGTAGATAAAACTCTTATTCTAAAGCACATCAAAGACTTCTATCGTGCTAGAGGTACCGAGAAATCTATTCGATTCCTTATGAGAATTCTATTCGATGAAGATGTGGAATTTTATTATCCACAGAGAGATGTTCTAAAAGTTTCTGATGGTAAATGGTATCAAGAAAAGTCTGTCAAAGTCACAAATATAAAAGTTGATGGTGTGGCTAATAGTTCTTTAGGAATAGAAACCAAATTCATCAATAGAAGAATTACAGGTGATGTTTCAAATGCCTATGCTCTAGTTGAAAGAACTTCATCATACTATGAAGGTCGCTCTCTTGTTCGTGAGCTTAAACTATCAAATCAATATAGAGACTTCTCATATGGTGAAGGAATAACATCAACATTTTCTGAAGGCGATATTGAAAAAACAATCACAGCTAATCTATTCTCTGGTGGTATCAATACCATTGAGATCGTAAATGGTGGTTCAGGATATCGTGTTGGAGATTATGCAAATGTTGAAAGCTTAACAGGAACTGGTGCAAATATCATTGTCACTTCTGTTAGCAGTGGCGATTTGACAGCTATTGCTGCTCTAAATGGTGGCGCTGGATTTCAAAAAGGAAATCAAGTTCTGATTACAGGCGGTGGCGGAACAGGAGCAAATGCAAATGTTTCTTCCGTATCAAACGATAATTTCTATCATCCTAACACATACAACATTGTTTCATCTGTCATATCTTTGGAAGCAAATACAGTAATTGGTAATGCAAAATATTCCAATCTAGTTAGTTCTATAAACGATCCAGCTAACAACTGGGTTTCTAATTCCATGTCCTACTTTGTTTATGCCAATACTGGTCCAATCACAGGTGTTCTTTTGTATAATTTAGGTTCTGGTTATTCATCAGTACCTTCAATCAGTGCTCAAGCCAATACAAGAGTTAGAAATCTAGGTATTCTCGGTAAGATGAGAATTGTTAATGGTGGTCATGGATATTATATTGGAGATACAATTGAGTTTATAAATGTTCCTGGTGGAATAGGATCAGGTGCAGCGGGTAGAGTTAGTAATGTTGATACATCTCAATCTAATGCTATAAGTAAAGTTGAGTTTGTAAATATTCGTGGGCAAATTACTGGTGGTTCAGGATATGATCAGCTACTCTTACCAAAAGCCAATGTTATATCTTCAAATGTTTTAGCATCTGGAGCTAATGTTCAAGTTACTGCTGTTCTTGGATCAGGAGAAGTCTTGTATTCAGCCGACTCTGTACAAGGCAGAATTTTAACTCTTCAACTTCTACAGAGCGGTTCAGGATATACAACTGTACCTACCATAAATCTTACACAGTCTGGTGATGGTACAGCACAAGCAGTGGCCACAATCATCACAGGAGCATTCACTTATCCTGGTAGATATCTAAATGACGATGGGCACATTTCATCCTACAACTTTATCCAAGACAGAGACTATTACCAGAAGTTCTCTTATGTCGTTAAAGTAAGGCAATCTTTGGAAAAGTACCGAGCAGTTCTTAAGAACTTGATACATCCTGCTGGCATGAAACTATTTGGCGAGCATTTGACGGTAGATGAGGGCGTAAATCTAAATCTGTCTATTAGAGAAATATCTGATAATCTAGTTTCAACTACTACAAGAACATATCGTCTTGAAACTGGAAATGTATACATCAATTATATTTCTCACGGGTTAAATGTAAGTAACACTGTATATTTGGATTGGGTATCTGGAAATCTGGCTCTTGTTTCAGGCAATACAGCAAACATAAGAGGCCCATACAAAATTAAGACAGTGGTAAATTCTAATCAGTTCATCATTAACACAGTTCAATACATAGCAAATACCAGTAATCTAGCATATCTAGCCAATACGCTTCTTCCTAATACTTCAGGAACAGTGAATGTTGGCAAAGTTATATACTAAATAGTACAAAATAGGAAAAGAAATGGCTTCGATATACACTAAAAGTATGCAAATTTTCAATGCTGAGAATTTTAAAGCCTCAATTGGAGATGCTAGTGAACCATATGTATACTTTACATTCGGTAAGGTAGATGAATGGGCAAGTGATGTTGATCCTCCTCAGGCCAATAGTTCTGTTGATACATTCCATCAAGTTTGGAAAAATATGATCGGTGCTAAGAAGATTGTTGGTAATGATGTTCGATTAGCCATTCGCAGATTTGACTGGGTATCAGGAACAGTTTATGCTGAGTACGATGATTCCGAAGAAGCTTTAGACATGAATGATCCTGATGTTAGATTCTATGTTGTCACTGATGAATGGAATGTATATAAATGTCTTGGTAATAACAATGGCGGCGCCTCAACAGTTAAACCTACCAGCACCAATACATACATCGCAGAGCGGGTGGCTGATAAGTATATCTGGAAGTATATGTATACACTCACAGATGAAGAAAAGCTTCGTTTCACAACCTCCAACTTTATTCCAGTCCGCACATTAACAGAAGATAATGGAACATTGCAGTGGCATGTTCAAAACAGTGCTGTTCAGGGATCGATCGGATCAATAAAGATTGTGAATGCAGGATCTGATTATTCTGTAGCTTTGCCTCCTACAATTACCATTACAGGCGATGGTACAGGCGCTGAAGCCGCCGCAACTGTCAATACAACAACATTCGGTGTAGAAAGCATTTTGATTACAAACAAAGGGCAAAACTACACATATGCTAATGTAGCTTTTACTTCTGCTATTGGCGGTAATGCAACTGCAAGAGTTGTTATGAGCCCTGCTGGCGGCCACGGTGCTAATCCTGTAGAAGAACTTGGTGGATCATTTGTTATAATCAATCCAAGATTAAGAGGATCAGAATCAGGTGTTATAGACACTCAGAATGAAATTAGACAAGTATCCCTGATTAAAAATCCTGTATTGAGAGATGGAACAGTAGCTTCTGGAATCGTTTATTCGCAAACAACAGTAATAGATGTGGAAAATATAGGCGATAATTATATAGAAGATGAGTATGTTTATCAAGGAACAAGTTTGGAAACCGCAACATTTAAAGGTAGAGTTGTAAGTTGGAATTCTGCACAGAACATTTTAAACTTGATAGATGTGTCTGGAGCTTTAACATCCGAGGGCGGATTAACAGGCGATATATCAAAGGCTTCTCGTCTTCCTAGTCCATCGGTTGAAAGAGCATTTACTCCATATACAGGAAGTTTATTGTATATAAATAATATTACACCAATTCAAAGAGCTACAGATCAGACAGAAGACTTTAAGATCGTGGTTTCATTTTAATCCCAGTGAAGAGGAAAAAGACTAAATGACTGTAGGTTCAGATTACGCAAATACAGAGGCTTACAACTTATCAACAGATTTGAATGTAACTCCATATTATGACGATTATGAAGATAAGAAAGAGTATTACAGAATCCTCTATAAGCCTGGATTTGCCGTACAGGGCCGCGAACTTACCCAAATGCAGACAATTCTGCAAAAGCAGATTACCCGATTTGGTAGACATGTTTTCAAAGAAGGTACAATTGTTATTCCTGGCAATTTTCAACTATTTGCCAATAACATTTCTTCAACTGGACCTCTTAATTATGTAAAAATTAGAGATGTTAATGAAACAGGCAATACAATAACGCTATCTAACTTTGATGGCGCAATTGTCCGTGGTGCATTATCTAATGTTACAGCGCAGATTAGTATTGTTGCTGATGGTTCAGATACTAGTTCTACTACCAAAACACTCTATGTTGATTATCTATCGGTCGATTTAGCAAATACAGCACAGAAAACATTTTCCGCTGGTGAAACTCTTGTATCAAATGTAGGTAATGTTGTAGTCCTATCATCAAACTCAAATCCTATAGGTAAAGGATCAGTTTTTCGTATTACAGAAGGTGTTGTATTTGCTAAAGAACATTTTGTATATTTTCCAGAACAGGAAGTTATTCTAGATCGCTATAGCGATAAGCCAACAGCTAAAGTTGGATTTAATATAATCGAAAACATTGTTGATTATACACTCGATAGCAGTCTACTTGATCCTGCTCTTGAATCTTCTAACTATTCCGCACCTGGCGCAGATCGTTTGAGATTGTCCGCAGTTCTTGAATCTCGCGCATTTGATGATGCGTCAGGTGTTCCAGATTTTACAACTCTCTTCACTATTAAAGAAGGCGTAATTCAAACTTATAATCAGAGAACAGAATACAGTATTCTTAAAGATGAACTTGCAAAGAGAACCTTTGACGAATCTGGAGACTACTATGTTTCAGGTCTAGATGTTGAACTTAGAGAAAATGCGGATTCAGGTACAAATGGTGGTTTAGTTGCTGCTTCTGAAAATCCTGATGCTAATGTTATAGCAGTTCGTATAAGTGCAGGTACAGCTTATGTTAAGGGATATGAAGTTGGCACTGCTGTGGCCGAATATCTTTCAACTCCTAAATCTATAAATTATACCAATGTAAATTCTCAAATTGTATCTGCTTTCATGGGATCGTATGTTACAGTCAATGAAATGACTGGCCATCTTGAACTTGATGAAGGTACAAATATCAAACTTATTGATAGATTTAATAAGAGAATTTCAAATGGCAGATTTGCAGAAGTTGCCATAGGTAATACCGTCGGTACTGCTACCGTAATGAGCGTTGAATATAATAATGGAGTACTGGGTACAGTAGATGGTAGAGCGGATATCTATCTATCAGATATTCGTATGCTTGGAATCAATAGTTTCTCTTCTGTAAAGAGTTTGTATATTGACAATAGTTCTATTTCAAAAGCAAATTTTGGTGCTGATATTGTTCCAGACATTGTAACAAACAATACAGTTTTAAGAGAACCGTTCAACGCACCTCTATTGTATTACACAGGTTCAAATTTTACCAGAAAAGTAAAAGATGGAACAAATAATGATGCATCTGACACAACTTATTATTATACAACAACATTACCAGTAACAATTGCATCCGACGGTTCATTTACCGCAACTGCACCGGGTTCTGATTCTATTCCTTATACAGGAACATTATCTACAACAGATAAGAGAGAAATCTTCTTAAATCTTGAAACAAGTGTAAATGTTGCTATGTCAGGAACAGTATCTAGCGTTGGCACAGCAAATGTTATCACAGGAGTTGGCACAACTTTCAGACGCCTAACAGCTGGAGAAAAAGTTCAATTTACAGGGCACTCTAATACATATACCGTCTTGTCTACACCAACAACTGATACTTCATTAACAATAGCAGAACCTGCATTATATCAGACTGTAAGTTCTAGTATGTATAGACACTATGGTGCTGGTAGTTATATTGATCTAACATCATTTGGTATGGGAACTGGGGCTGTTCGTTCTGTAACGGCCGCTAGTCCAACATTAACATTAAATCTAAATGAAGCTTTCCCAGCAGGCGGTACATCAGCAGCAATATCATTCAGAGCATCAAGAACATCTGCCATAGAATCAGCTAAAACACTAAGACCAGGCAGATATGTTAAGATTAATTGTGCTTCTGCCGCTTCAGGTACAACTGGACCATACAATCTTGGATTCTCTGATGTTTATAAAATAAAGAGCATAGTAAAGAAATCCTCAAGTTTCCCAACATCAAATACTGATGGAACAGTAGTTACATCTCAATTTATCTTTAACAATGGGCAAAAAGATACACTGTACGATATAGCTACTATCAAACCAACAACAAGTCTTGCTACAACAGATAGACTTCTTGTTGAATTGGACTATTTTATACCTGACTTCTCAGTAGGTAAAGGATTCTTCACTGTTGATTCTTATCCAGTAAATGATCTTACATCGTCAAGTTCAACAATAAGCACAGCCGAAATTCCTATCTACAAATCTCCATCTTCTGGTAAGAAGTATGATTTAAGAAATTATATCGATTTTAGGCCTGTAAAGTCACTTACAGCCAACGATACAACAGATCCTGCAAGTGCCAGCGTAACAATAAATCCAGGAAAATCAAACACATTTAACTTTACATTTAGTTCTCTTGCCTTGGCTTCACCATCTTCTGAAATCAATTTTGATTACTCATACTATGTTGCAAGAAAAGATATTGTTTCGGTAAGTAAAAATAAAGTTTTCACTATTACACAGGGAGAACCAGGACCTTTACCTGTTACGCCGCAAACACCAGAAAATGAATTGGCTTTAGCTGTACTAACTATTGCTCCATTTCCATCCATCTCTCCATACTATGCTAAGATCATAGATAGACAAGATATCGCATGTACAAGCAGAAAAATTGCTCCTGTTCGTCAGACTATGCGTGATCTTGGTGTTATGAAGAGCAGAATTGCAAGTCTTGAATATTATGCCTCACTTAGCTTGTTAGAGAAGAGTGCTGCTGATATGTTGATTCAAGATGAAAATGGTGTTGATAGATTCAAGAATGGTATCTTTGTTGATACTTTCCGCAATCACACATTAGGCGACACAACAAATCAAGATTACCGCATTGTTGTGGATCCTGCTGAAAACAGCATCCGCCCTCTATATTCTATGCAGTCTATTAACTATGATTATCTAGCAGGAGAAAATGTAAGAAGAATAAACGATATAGTAACTCTTGATTACTATGAAGTTGAATATGCAAATGTTTCTTCTGTTACTGCTACAATAAACACAGAAAAATCATCATATGCCTTTATTGGAAATATGACACTTGTTCCAGATAGTGACATATGGATTGATACAACCACTTTACCACCACAAACAGTATCTTTCTCAGATACAAATCTTGATGGTTTGGCAGATGCACAGCAAGTTGGTGGTGTGACAACTACATGGAATGCTTGGCAAACTAGTGTTACTGGATATAAAGTTTATCAAGGAACAGCCGACAATAGAGTATTAATAGGAACATATTCTACCTACAATGAAGCATATAGTCAGGCTCAAAATATTAGAACAACATCACTTGGCGCAACAATTGAAACTTCGTATCAGAATGATAGAACCGGTTCTGAATCTTACACCTTTGTGGATCAAGATACCGTTTCTACAGGAACTAAACTTGTTAGTACCGAAATTATACCTTATATCAGACCTCAGGTATTGATAGGATCTGTCAGTGGTATTAAACCATATGCAAAATATAAGGTATTCTTTGACAACATTGATATGACAAGTTATGTAAGACCAATAACTTATGATGAATATCTTGCTTTTGATACTTTAAATCCAACATTCTCTATTGGCGATGATCTTCTAGCTAATCCAGAAGGGCAGTTGTGGTTTAGATTGAGTTTGCCAAATTCAAACAACTTAAGATTTACTGTAGGTTCAAAAGTAGTTAAGATTACGGACAGTCTAACAAACACATCTGAAGAAACATCTTATGCCACAAAGACATTCTTTGCTCAAGGCATGGTTGAAACTAAGCAGGAAACAATTCTTTCAACAAGACAAGTTGATATAAGAACTACTCCTTTGACTGAAAGCTATGGCTACAATACTTTTGATACCTTACCGCCATTGCCTGCGCCACCTCCACCGCCAGCTCCACCACCTCCGGTGCCGCCGCCACCTCCACCTCCACCAGTATTGCCACCGGTGTTGCCACCTCCGCCGCCGCCACCGCCACCACCGCCACCACCACCGCC